GGTCTTATTTGCTAGGCTCACCCTTTCGGTTTATTTGCTAGGCTCATACCCTTATTTAATTGTTATGTCTGTAAGACTATCACCTATGACCGACATTATCAAGGCGACACGCCGTTAGGCGTATGTGATTTAACTCACATGCGCTACGGCTACGATACGATAGGTATCTGTTAGCCTGTTAGTAGGGCGAACACGCACACGATACGCATCAGCGTTAGCATAGTAAGCCTTGTCATAAGGCTCGGCATCTTGAATGATACCTTCTAGAGATTGGCTACGATAAGCCTTACCGATTAGGAGAGATTCTACTGAGTATAAGTTTGACATATTTTATGTCCTTTCTTTAGTTTCTAATAATGGAATACTATCATGGGTGACTGACATTATCAAGACGACACGCCGTGTGTTGCGTGTGAGTTGCCTCACATTAGTCGAAGTAGACAGCACCCCTAACACCCTTATGGGTAGCGCATACATTACCTCTAGGGATAGGTGTGTGACACTTGAAACACAACATCTGAACAGGTGCGTTAGTGACTATCGCTAGTTCTAGGTCTAGTAGTTCTGAGGTAGTCGCCTCGTCTATGGATACCCAGCCAGCACCCTCGTTATTCATGCGAAACATTTCTAGTGACATGTATTGTCCTTTCATTTATCTAATAATAAAATACTAACACAGGGCACTGACAAATAGCAACTCTAAAATGCGAACAATTCGGACATTGTGATATGTTTCACATGAAACATTAGTGAGATACATCACAATAATGGGCGCACTATCCAAAATGTCCGATTTCGCTAAGTAGTGCATCATACATAAAAAATCTATATTAACATTTTTAGAAATCTAAATTGTAGTCGACTAGAATATATGGCGGTGGTATAATAAATACATGACAGATCCATTAATATTTAATTCATACTATAGATCAGCTAATGTGTTCTCATCCTTTTTGGCTGGTAAAATGATAAATTTCCCTACTACAACAAATCATAACCCTGAGCTATATTCAGATAAAACAAAGAAACAAGTTGTATTTTTTAGAAATCCATATGACTGCATCCCTTCTCTGGTTGTGAAAAGAAGAGTTGATTCTAATGTAGAGCTACCAACATACTCGAATTCGGCGGGAATAAATAACGATATAATATCTGCAGCAAAAGAATACATACACTACATTGAAAAAGCAAAAGAAAATTTTGACAACATCTATGTAGGTCACTTTGAAACCTATATACAAGATCCTATAGCTGAATTAAAAAAGATAGCAAAATTTTTTGATTTAGAGCTATTACCAATAAATAATTCCTTTGAAGATATCTATGATCAGATAGAAAAAGAAATGTTTAATCAACCTGGTCCTGTAAGAGCAGAAAATTTAATGAGTTCTCATGATGGACATATGCCAAGAGAAAAAACAGAAGCAAGATTGGCAATAGAAGAATACATAAAAAATTTCGACGATAAAACTTTAAAAGATTGTTATGAATTATATTTAAATATGCAGTACACTAAAATATAGTCGACTAAAATAACTATTGACATCAGTATTTTTACAATGCTATACTTTAGATCGGTTTGTGGGGGGCTTACACTGAGACTCAATATGTACCAGATGTAGCTACAAATAAACCTCCTTATCTCTCTTTTGTAATTTTTACAATTGGGGGGAAAGGGGGGCTTTCCTAAAATCTAATATCCCCAGATATCACTATATAATATATACTATATATAGTAAAGAAAAAGGCGGGAATAATGGTAAAACCTTGGGACCTATTCAATCCAAATAAAAAAAGATCAGAAGAAGAACTATATACATATAGACTCGACATTTGCGATACATGTCCTAGTTTGATACAATTAACACAACAATGCAAGGAATGTGGCTGTATTATGCCTTTGAAGGCTAAATTAAAAGATGCCACATGTCCCTTGGGGAAATGGTGATATTAGTGTATTACGTAAATACAACAACATTGATGATATATGTGGCCAAGATTGATATGGGATCATGGACTCCTCAAGAATATATATTTGGCCCAGAGATTAAATGGAATGATGAGTTCTTCTAATTTTCGGCTCACTTCCGCCGCCGCACTTTTTTCACTTATTAGGATCTATATATGATATTTTATTATTTCGGTGGTAGCTTACATGATAAAAATCAAATGACTAATTTAGATGATTTAGGATTTAAAGGTGTTTTATTTACTTATGTTCCACACCAGGGCGACGTGTTTACTTGGATGGTCGACAACATGGATAAGTCAAAAAAGATAAAGTACTTGATCGCTATTCGTCCACATACAATCTCACCTCAATATTTATCTATGATAGCCCAGAGTATTGATAAGATAGCTCCTGGTAGATTACAGGTAAACCTCATAGCAGGCCATATAAAGCCCGATGAGGTAGATTTTGGGGGAATACTAGGGGAGGTCAATGATAAGTCCTCTGTGAAGGACAGAGTCAATTATTTGATACAGTATTTGGACTCCCTTAACTCTATGAAAACGGAATTGGATTTTTATGTATCTTGCACTAATCCATATTCATTTAATGCAGCCGCATCTTACGATAATAAAATAATACTTCCATATCGTGACTATAAAAAGGGTTACTTTGATTTTAGAAAAGATGATGGGCAAGTTATCCCAGGGCAAAAGTTAGATATTCAGGGTAAAAAAATTATGCTAGCCGTATCTCCAATAATTAGAAATACACAAGAGGAAATAGACTCTGAATTTCCGCAAAATATTTCACGAAGAAGTTATTACGGAACCGAATATTTAGATAGAGAAAGATTTACCGCAGACACAGAATATTTTACTTACGAAGACTTTGATGTTTTCATAAAAAAACTAGAATCTGATGGAATTAAAGAGGTTTTGTTTAACTCTTATTCTGAAAAGGAAAGAGAAAATCTTATTTATTTTACTGCTAGATACATGAAAGAAAATCCTTAGTATTTGTTTCTTTCGTAAAAGCCAACTTCTTTTATAAATGCTGGCATAACATATCTAATTGGGCCTTTACCTACATGCTTAACTCCATGATTGTATTCATCTGTTCCAGGGAACATTATTAAGGTTCCAGGCTTAGGCCTTAATGATAAGTTTTTATTTGGCCAAAAAACTTCTCCGTCAACATAATCATCATTTAAGTATAAAACGGCTGCAAAAAATATGCTTGGGTCAGTATGTTGATCTGTGTGAGCTTTTAACTCCACTCCTTCTTGCATTCTTTGAAATATTCCAAATGACAGATGTAGTTCTGGATTTACTTTTTTAACTAAGTTTAATAATCTTTCTGTAACAACCATAGATATCTTGTACTTGCTTATATGAAGATTTTTGTCATCCCACCCTTGTGTGATTTCATATTTTCCTTCTTTTACAAGATTTTCTACATCGTCTCTACCAAACTTTTCCATGCAAAAAGTTTTAAGCTGGTTTCTGTAATGTATATACCAATCATCTTCTGGTGTTGTATTTATGATATCCCAAAACTGTTCGAGTTCTTGTTCGGATATAAAATTTTCTACTACCAGTATGCCTTCAACTGGCTCGGATGGATTAAATCCAGCTTCGACTAATTCTTTTTTCAAGAATGTCATTTATTATCCCTTGTTGGCTTTTTCTGTCTTCCAAGCTGCGTAAGCTGCTTTTTCCTCTTCTGTTCCAAATTTTTCAAAAAGAATATCAGACTTATCTAAGTCAGTCTTTCCTTCTTCCCACTCCATGCTAAGCTTAATACCAACTTCATTTTTTTCTTCAGGGCTTACGACAAGTCCTTTTTCTTCAACAAGGCCTTCTACAAGACTTATCATATACTTAGACTGTAATTCCTTATTGTCTGTATCTTGAAAATAATTTTCTGACATATGCATATCCTCCTTAAGTGATATTGACTATTATAGCAAATATCCCAATCAGAGGCGGATCCGATTGGGATATTCTATAACAAGGGGAGACTTGCTCGACCCGTGCTACTTCTTTTTAAATACAGATATTAATTTAAACCAGGCTAGCTCTATTTTAGACTCTAGGTCCTGCTTGCCATTTTCACCAGGCTGGTGCTTTGAGCCATGATTATATGGAAAGTATGGTCCATAAATTCTTTTGGCAAAGTTTCTTGGCATATAATAATTATACCACTTTTTATTGTTTTATAATATCTTTTTGAACTAAAGCATCATAAACTAAACCTAAAGAAAAATTAATTGAAGGAGTACTTTGGTCAATAAGCTTAGCAACTTCTTCTTCAGACATGCCAGCTTGTAACGCCATACCCTTATTACTTTCATTAAAGGTTTCAGTCATAATTGCTACAACTTCGTCTCTAGTCATTCTTATCCTCTTCCGCTCTAAATGCTGGGGAGGGTCCCAGCAAAAATCCTTCTTTGTGATATTCTACCATTTTGGATATTTGAAGTCTAGAGTCTTCATCTTTTGCTAAAGAATTAGCTACTAGCATTAAAACATCGTATATTCTATGAAGCATAATATAGTTAACCATAGGCAGGTTATCTTCTAAATTTTGTGGCTCATCCATTGTTTTGTTCTACTGCATTTATGTCAGTCAAAATTTCTTCTATGGTCTTGCCTTCAGATTTCGCCTTTTCTAAATATGTAACAAAATAATTAATTGCTTTTTCAGCAATAAAGCTTCTAGGTATATGAACACATGGAATTACCATAGACAAATTTAGAACTAAATCTTTATTAAACTTACTTTCCATTTATTAAACCTTCCATATTTTTATAAAGGTGAATTCCAATATATTTTTTATAGTCACAGGAAAGGCAGTATACAAATATTTGTTCTTCCCCGTCCTCATTTGCAAAAAGAAGGCCTTGGTCCAGTGGGCAATCCATCTGTGGAACAAGACCCTCTCTTGCGAGAGTTAAATATTTAGACACTATCTGTATCTTAATATTTATCTCCTAACTACTTTGGAAATTGAGTAATCAATTTCTTTGCTTTTGGTATAGAATTTGGCCATGATGACCAATTCTTTCCGCCTTGAGTCATATAATACGTTATCTCTGCGTTTATGACTGGATCAAATAATAGTACATTTGATCTCAATTCGAATTTCTCTTTACGATCTGTGCCAAGAGTTCCCAGCATATTGATCTGAAAAATTCCGTAGGAACTGTCTCCAGTATTCCTGTTGCCATTGTATGCCATAGGGCGTCCATTGGACTCCGCTTTGGCAATGGCCCACGCCATTTTAAGGGCGCTTCCTTCAAAACCAACAGATTGTAAAAGTTTTATTAGCTCTTTATCTGTTAACATTTCCGAAGGTTTGTATACAGTATTGCTGAATTTTTCCAGCGTTTCTCTTTTCAGTTGTGCTTCTGTCTTAGACTCCACCTTTGCGGGCAGAGCTTCGGCGGGCGGAATGTTAATAACTGGCGTACCAGAAAATAAAAACATTAAACCAACCGCTATTGCAACATAATGATGTATTACATCACTAAGTTTTTCTTTTATATTCTCCATTGGCATTTCCTCCATTAGAGATAACGGACTATAATAATAACATTGTTTTATAATATATGTCAAGTTAGTTGACTAAAAAAATATTTATAGTTAACTAATAATGTTATAGTTTATTTACTATAAAAACAATCAAACTACTTCCCTTCTAGATTTTTCTTTGGTAGAATTATCTTCTTACTAATTTTAAAATAAACCGCAAGGCGGAGAAAAGGTGCTATATGTCGAAAGTTATTGAAAACCCCTATGAAAATTTTATTGCATTATCTAGATATGCAAGATGGATACCAGATGAGAACCGTCGTGAAAAATGGGGAGAAACTGTAGACCGATATTTTGATTTTATGTTAAGCCACCTACAGAAAAACTTTAACTATTCACCAGATAAAAAACTTGTAGACGAATTAAAAGAAGCAGTATACGACAGAAATGTTATGCCATCAATGAGAGCAGTAATGACTGCTGGTGCTGCCCTCGACAGAGATCATGTAGCAGGATACAACTGCTCATTTGTTCCAGTTGATTCGCCAAGATCGTTTGATGAAACTATGTATATCTTAATGTGTGGAACTGGTGTTGGGTTCTCAGTAGAATACAAGTATGTTAATAAACTACCTGCCGTTCCAGAATCATTTGAGAAATCTACTACGACAATTGTAGTAGAAGACTCTAAAACTGGTTGGGCAAAAGCATATCGTGAACTTCTTGCAATGCTATGGGCAGGACAGATTCCATCTGTAGATGTATCTAAGCTTCGTCCAGCAGGTGCACGTCTTAAGACAATGGGTGGAAGATCTTCTGGACCTCAGCCATTGATTAATCTTTTTGATTTTACTATTGCAAAGTTTAAGTCAGCAGCAGGTCGCCAGTTGAAGCCTATTGAGGCACACGATATAATGTGTAAGATAGGCGAAGTTGTAGTTGTTGGCGGAGTCCGAAGGTCTGCAATGATTTCTTTGTCCAATATTAATGACATTGAAATGGCTGCAGCAAAGTCTGGTAACTGGTGGGAAAATAACACACAACGAGCACTATCAAATAATTCAGTAGCATATTCTCGCAAACCAGAAATGGAGCAGTTTATTGCGGAATGGAAAAATTTATATGACTCAAAATCAGGTGAGCGTGGCATATACAATGTTGCCGCTGCTCAAAAGCAAGCAGCAAGATGGGGACGCAGAGATCCAGAAATCCACTATGGAACTAACCCATGCTCAGAAATTATCCTTCGCCCTTATCAGTTCTGTAATTTATCCGAAGTTGTAATTCGTGAAAATGATTCATTAAAGGATATTGAGAATAAGGTAAAGTTGGCAACAGTTCTTGGAACGTGGCAGTCAACCCTCACAGATTTCAAATATCTTCGTAAAATTTGGAAAGACAATACTGAAGAAGAAAGACTATTAGGAGTTTCTCTAACAGGTCAGTTTGGACATAAGTTTATGTCTGGAAAAGAAGATTTGACAAAGCTTGGAAAGTTTTTAGAAGATATTAGGGATGTTGCAAGATTTATTAATAAAGCAGAAGCAGATAGAATTGGAATTAACGAGTCTGCCGCAATTACTTGTGTTAAGCCATCTGGAACGGTGTCCCAACTTGTAGGAGTATCTTCTGGAATGCATGCATGGCATTCTGAATACTATATTCGTACAGTTCGTGGTGATAAAAAAGATCCATTATCAACATTTCTAAAAGAAGTTGGAATTCCAGTAGAAGACGATTTCATGAAGCCAAACGATACATACGTTTTCTCGTTTCCAGTAAAAGCACCAGAAGGCGCTATTGTTCGAGACGATTTAACTGCAATTGATCATTTAAATACTTGGCTTGTTTATCAACGTTCCTGGTGTGAACATAAACCATCAATTACTGTATCTGTTAAAGAAGAAGAATGGATGGAAGTAGGTGCTTGGGTATATAAGCATTTTGATGAAGTGTCTGGAATCTCATTCCTACCGCACTCAGATCATTCATATAAACAAGCTCCATATCAAGAAGTAACAAAAGAAGAATACGAAGAGCTTCTTGCAAAAATGCCAAAGTCTATTAGATGGGAAGATTTATCATTTTATGAAACAGAAGATGGAACTAGCGGAACTCAGACCCTTGCCTGCACTTCTGACGGTAATTGTGAAATTGTAGATATTTCGGCTTAGTGGTACAATTAATATTGGGTTAACACCCAAAATTCCTGGGTACAAGACCCAGAAATAAGGAGGTCTTTAATGAAAGAAGATCTTAATAATGATGGAAAGGTAACAATGCAAGAAAAAATTCTAGCAGCGTTAGCAAGCTATGGTCGTCACTTTTTAGGTGCCGCTATTGCTCTATACATGACTGGTAACACAGACCCAGGAGATTTAATTAAGGGTGGTATAGCAGCCTGCTTGCCAGTTATTTTAAAGGCATTAAATCCAAACGAGCCAAGTTTTGGATTTACAAAGAAGGCATAATTAAGTAGTTGATTAGGATTACTCCTATGCTAAAATTGAGCATGGGAGTTTTCCTATTTTAGGGGTACTAAATGGCTGCACAGAAAAATTTTCAAGTTGATCAAAATGCAACTTTTAATTTTGAGGTTCAATATCTTGATGAAGATGAGAACCCGATACAGCTTAATTTTCATACAGCAAAAATGCAGGTAAGAGATACTCAGGGTGGAAAAAAAATAGCTTTTACATTAACAGAATCCGACGGAATAACAATAAGCCCTACAGAAGGAAAACTTTCAATTTCTATATCAGCAGACAGAACTAATAAAATGTTTTATCCAAAATCAGCATATGATTTAATTTTAATTGACCCAAGTGTAAATAAGACAAGACTTTTAGAAGGATATATGACTTTAAATAGAGCGGTGACAATTTAATGGGAACACGGTTAATAGTAAACGAAGATAACCCCTTAGTAGTTGTCAGGGCTTCTGGTGCACCAGGACGAACAATTATTAGCGGAGAGGGAAACCCATCTAATTCTCTTGGGGTTCCTGGAGACTTCTATTTTGATAAAACCACTACTAGATTCTGGGGTCCTAAAGATTCTTCTACAAATACTTGGAATATATCTAATAGCTTTATTTTAGATAAGCAGATATCCTTGACAGCCTCATGGGAAATGGCTCAATTGGTGTTAGATGGGGATGTTTATAAAATAGCTATATCCCATAATTTAGGGTTCCACCCAAATGTAACAGTTAAGTCTAGCTCTGGCGACATATTAGAAACGGGAATAGACTATAATAGTCTTAATACAATTACACTGATAATGGCACAGCCGTTTTCAGGGACAGCACATCTGTCTTAAAGGGAGTGAAAAATGGCAAGAAAATTTTTGGTTAGCATTGACCTAAATAAGAATGAACTACTCAATGCCAGAATCCAGAACTTAGGAACTGCACCAAGCAATCCAGTTACTGGTCAAATTTATTATAACTCAAACGATAATCTTTTATATTTTTGGAATGGAACAGAATGGCTAACAGCCTCTGGTGATTTTGGAGATAGTAATTATACAACTAGAATAAAATTTGGAGATTCTGTAAGTCATGGATCTTCACCTTATGTTGCACATGCTGATCATAAGCATGATGTTGCCGATATTATTGGCACAGCAAATCAAATTACTGTTACAAAAGCTGCTAATGGAGATGCAACCCTTTCTCTTCCATCGCAACTTAATGTAACAAATATTGATGCTGATACATTAGACACAACTGGCAATGTAGACATTGGCGGAACTTTAGAAGTTACGGGTGGAACTACATTAAATGGTTCTGCAAACTTAAATAGCACATTACATGTTGATGGTGCAACAGAATTACAATCAACACTAGATGTTGATGGCGCAACAACACTAAATAATACACTTACAGTTTCTGGAAATACATCATTAAATGGAAATGTTGACATAACAACAGGTACTTTAGATGTTGGTGGAGCTGTAAAACTTGATTCTACTTTAGAGGTAGATGGATCATCTCAATTTGATGGTGCAGTAACAGCAAATTCTACTTCTACTGTTAATGGAATATTTACAGCCAACTCAACATCAACATTTAATGATGATGTTCAAATTAATGGAAATCTCGATTTAAATGGAAACTCAGATGTTTCTGGAACATTAGATGTTACAGGAGCAGCAGACTTTGCAAGCACGTTAGACGTAACTGGTGCAGCCACATTCAATTCGTCTATTGTTGTTGATGGCACAGCCACATTTAATGGTGAAGTTACTGCAGTATCCAATCTTGAAGTAACAGGATCTACTGACCTAAATGGTGGGTTAGACGTTACTGGAGATACAACAATAGGCGGAAACCTTCAAGTTAATGGAAGCTTAAATGTAACAGGCTCTATTAACTCTGTAAATACTACTCAGGTTAATATATCAGACAATATAATTAATTTGAATAGCGATATGCCTCATACTCAGGCTCCCTCTGTAGATGCAGGCATAAAGGTTCATAGAGGCACAGAAGACGATGTACAGATCCTTTGGAATGAAACATCTGATCAGTGGACATTATCAAATGATGGAACAAACTATCACGAGATAACAAGAAAATATAAAGAAACACTTAGCACATCAGCTACAACATATACAGTAACACACAACCTCGGCACAAAAGATGTTGTTGTTCAAATTTATGAGGTTGCTTCTCCATATGCCCAAATAGAAGCAGATGTTGAACACACTTCAACGTCGGCGGTAACTATTAAATTTGCTGTAGCACCTTCAGCTGGAGAGTATAGAGTAGTAGTAATCGGATAGGAGTTTAATAGTGGCTCGTAAATTTAAAGTCCCATTAAACTTATCTGGACTAGAGTTTGACCCTTTATCTGCCTCTGAGGGAGATCTGTATTTTAATACAGTATCTCAAAAAGCAAGATATTATTCAGGAAATCAATGGCAGGATTTAGGTGCACAAGCATTTGCACATGTAAGTTCAACACTGCCATCTCCAGAAATATCTTATGAAGGAAAAATCTGGTACGACAATGATGACGCTAAACTTTATGTTTATGATGGCACATACTGGGTAGAAGTTTCCCTTGGTCCAGAAGGCCCAGCAGGTCCAGCGGGACCAGCAGGTGGCACTCAAGGAATACCAGGACCGCAGGGGCCACAAGGTGAACAAGGTTTACAGGGACCACAAGGATTACAAGGAATTCAAGGACCGCAAGGAATTCAAGGCGAACAAGGTGAATCTGGTCCACAAGGCATTCAGGGCCCACAAGGTATTCAGGGTGAAGTTGGCCCACAGGGACCTCAAGGACCACAAGGAATTCAGGGAGAGCAAGGAATACAAGGCTCTGCTGGAACATCTATAGTATTAAAGGGATCTGTAACTAATGAAACCTCTTTACCTAATACAGGTAATGTAATTGGTGATAGTTATATTAATCAAGATAACGGAGATCTTTATGTTTGGGACGGATCTCTATGGAATAATGTTGGACAAATTGTTGGACCACAAGGACCTCAAGGACCGCAAGGAATCCAAGGAGAACAAGGTATTCAGGGTGAAGTTGGCCCACAGGGACCTCAAGGGATACAAGGAGAAATTGGACCACAAGGATTACAAGGAATTCAGGGTCCACAAGGAGACCAGGGTCCACAAGGTATTCAAGGAGAGCAAGGCGAACCTGGTCCACAAGGTATTCAAGGTCAACAAGGAATTCAGGGTGAGCAAGGATTACAAGGGCCACAAGGAATTCAGGGTGAGCAAGGTTTACAAGGCCCACAAGGCATTCAAGGTGAATCTGGACCAGGCGTATCAGAAGGTGGAACTGCTGGACAATTTTTAATAAAATCTTCTGCAATCGATTATGATACAGAGTGGCACACTCTACCTTCTGCTAATTTAACATCTATAGATGTAGAAAGACTAAGCGGCACAACAAGTTCAGTTCAAGAACAATTAGACGACTTAGCATTTAACTTGTCTAATACAACTGGTGAGTTTATTCCATTATCCCAAAGAGGAGTTCAAGATGGAGTTGCAACATTAGACGGAAACGCAAAGATACCAGACATTCAAATTCCAGATTCAATTGCAAGAGATACAGAGATTATAACTAGCTATAATGATTTAACGGATAAGCCAGTAATACCTAGCTTGACTGGATATGCTACTGAAACTTATGTCAATACTGCAATATCTAATCTTGTAGACTCCGCTCCAGAAACTTTAAATACTCTTAATGAGTTGGCGGCAGCATTAGGAGATGATCCTAATTACGCTACAACAATAAGTAATGCTATAGGAAATAAATTAGATTCTTCTTTAGCTTCTTCTACATACTTGACTCAATCCAACGCAATTGCTACTTATGCTCCACTATCTTCTCCGACCTTTACTGGTACAGTTTCTGGAATTACAAAATCAATGGTTGGTCTTGAAAATGTAGACAATACATCTGATGCTAACAAACCAGTTTCAACTGCCACACAAACAGCACTTGACACTAAGCTTGATAAGCTTACAGTAAGAAATCCACAGGCAGCAACCTATATTGTTGTTCCTGGAGATTTAGGAAAACTTATTGAAATGTCTGGCGGAGGATTTTTAGACATAGTAGACTCATCTTCATTTGCAGTAGGGTTTACGGTTAATATATTACAAACAGGTGATTCTCAGGTTACTCTTAGAGGATCTGGATTTACCATAGACGCAACTCCTGGATTGAAATTGAGAGCTAAATGGAGTTCAGCAACCCTGGTGAAAAGAGCATTAAATTCTTGGGTCGCCATGGGCGATTTGAGCGTATGATATGTTTAGTCTATTTGGTAGACACGGAAGAAGAAAAAGAAATGTTCCAAATTTATCTGGAAAATCTAGGTCTCAAGCTAAAAACGATTTAAATTCTTTAGGGTTAAATTATACAGAATCATATATAGATACTGCAAATATTAATCTTGATAATTTAATTCAAAGTCAAGGAGTTTCAGAAAACTCAGTTTCTTTATTGGGAGATACTGTTCCTTTTGTCTATTATAGATATGTAGCGCCTCCATTCTTCCCGCCGTTCTTCCCACCGTTCTTCCCATTCTTCCCGTTCTTCCCACCGTTCTTCCCGCCGTACTTCCCATTCTTCCCGCCGTTCTTCCCACCTTACTTTGCACCGTTCTTCCCGCCATTCTTCCCACCATCATTCCCATTCTTCCCACCATTCTTCCCACCATCATTCCCATTCTTCCCGCCATTCTTCCCACCATCATTCCCATTCTTCCCGCCATTCTTCCCACCATCATTCCAATCTTTTAGTTGTGGAAATTGCGAGCCATATCAAGTTATTATTCCTACATGTAATGGCGAGGACTCATATCAAGGAATTTATGAGGGAACCAGGAAACTTTGTTCAGATGGAACATATCAAATATGTTCCTCTCCTACATTTATAGGATTTGGGTCATGCATAACTTCAGATGTCAGATCTTGCGGAGGCGGAGGAGGAAACTACCCTTGCTAGACATATTACAGAATGATATAATTTAATTATGGAAAACAGTATAGATCTATCTGAGTATTTTTTAGAGCCTAAAAAGCCTGATGAAATAGAAAAAGATTTAGAGGCTTTAAATTTATCTAATAATTACGGTATGCCCTGGCATAAAGTTGACCCATCAGTTTCTACATCTTCAGAAGAAGAGTCGTCACAAAGATTTAATACATGCCTTTCTTGCCCTGAATTAATAAAAGAAACATCTACCTGTAAGCAATGTGGATGCTTTATGTTTTTAAAAACTAAATTAAAAGATGCAAAATGTCCACTTAATAAGTGGTAATAATATATTTAGAGGTATAATTAGAAGATGCCCACAATTTTTCCTTTAAATCCAACACTTAACCAAAAGCATACAAGTGGCAATGTTTCATGGAAATGGAACGGGCAAGTTTGGGAGCTGTCTATGGACAAACAGCCTGCTCCATTTTACATGCATACCCATAGCTATGACGGAGACGTTCATACTATAGATATACAAGAAACAATTAATTTTACATATGATATCAACAACATTGAGTCTGTAGATGAAACAATTCCTGTTATAATTGGACTTGATGGCGGTGATCCAGATTCAGTATATAGCGATCCAAGTTTTGCAAACTTGACGTTGCTAGACGGAGGCCAAGTTGGCAACTAATTTTCCAGCAAGTTTAGATAATTTAAATAATCCACAAGGCACAGACAGCATGGCAGGCCATGCCGCTTTGCATGGAAATGTAAACGATGCGTTAGAAGCATTACAAGCTAAAGTTGGAGTAGATGGCTCAAATGTAACTACATCTTTAGACTATAAAATATCATCTTTAGAGTCACAACTTTTTGATTTAGACAATCAATCAGATGCGACTTTAGAATTATTAGGGCTGGAAGGCAATAACGATTTAACTATAACTGGAATAGAAAACAAAACAGCTATAGATAATTGGTCTGCTAGCCTTTATAGAACAATTAAATACAGCTTACAAATAACAAAAGGTAGTGAATATGTTTCATCTGACTACCTGCTATTGAATGATGGAACTGATATTAATGTATCAGAATCCAACATCATATCAAATACTTCAAATAGTTTAGCTGACATCACATTTGAAGTAAATTCAGGTATAATTAGTTTATGCGTGACCCCCACAACTTCGGCTGTTACAGCCAGATTTGTGCGGACTGCGCTTAAGGCTTAAATAAGGGGGTTGTCAGAGTGGCAACAGTAAATAAAAATTTTAGAGTAAAAAATGGCCTGGTAGTTGAAGGAAGTAGCGCTACCGTAGGCGGTTTTGATATATTAACAAAGAAGACCGATGATCAAAATTATATTATCGATCTTATTGGCGGTACCGCAACCTCCGCAAATGAAGCTAACAAGGTTGTTAAGCGTGACGGTTCTGGTAATTTTTCAGCTGGAACAATTACAGCAAATCTAACTGGTAACGTAACAGGTACAGTTTCAGATATTTCAAATCATGATACTGGTGATTTAGCAGAAGGTACAAATCAATATTTTACGGATGCTCGTGCTAAAACTTCTGCAGCAGATTTATTAACAAATGCTAACTTAACAAATATTACAATTACTGGCACTGGTGCTGGTCTTACAATTACTGCTGAAAACGGAGTAGCAGATTCTGATACTGATGATTTAGCAGAGGGAACATCTAATTTATACTTTACTGACACAAGAGCTCGTCAAGCAGTTTCTGGCGGAACAGGAATTAGCTATGACAACTCAACAGGTGTAATTTCTGTAGATAATACAATTGCTACAAAAACCTACGCCGATAATGCAGTAAGTACAGTAGTAGATGCTTTAGATTCAGATGACATTGAAGAAGGTTCATCTAATTTATACTTTACAAATGGTCGTGCAAGAAATGCAGTATCTGCAGGAACTGGAATAACATATAATGCCGCAGACGGAATTATTAATGTATCTGCAAATACATATGATGCATATGGCGCAGCATCTACAGCTGAAGGAAACGCTGCTTCTTATACAGATAGCGCAATAAATGCCTTAGACACAGATGATATTGAAGAGGGTGCATCCAATCTTTACTATACAGATACTCGTGCTCGTGGATCAGTAAATGCTGGTAATGGTTTATCATACAATTCAGGAACTGGTGAATTCTCAATTGATACAACAGTTACTGCTGATAAGACATGGGTTAGCAGCCAAATTTCAGCTCTTGTAGATGGTGCCCCAGCACTTCTTGATACATTAAATGAAATTGCAGCAGCAATTAATGATGATGCAAATTACTTTACTACAGTAGCAAACAGCATTGCAACTAAGCTAGCAACAGCTGGCGGAACAATGACTGGCGCTCTGGTACTACATGCAGATCCAGTAAATGCTCTTGAGGCAGCTACAAAGCAGTATGTAGATCAAGCAGAATCTGATGCAGTTGCTTCAGCAAATTCTTATACAGACGGAGCAATACTTGCTGGTAATGCAGTAGCAGAACCAGTATATGCAGCAATTGACTTTAATGGTGTTGCTAAAAATGTTGCAGCCACAGTCTCTGTACCTACAGCTAGTACAGTAACTGCTTATCAATGGAACCATACAGCTTATAAGAGCGGTAAATTCACCGTTAAAATTGCAAATGGTACCCACACAGAGTTATCTGAAATACTTGTAACTTCAGATACAAGCAATAATGTTCATATGACAGAATATGGAGTTGTTGGAACAAACGGATCTTTGTCAACAATTACAGCAGATCATGATGGAACTCATTTTAGAATTAGAGTAACAACTCTAAATAACAACAGCACTGTAACAATTGCTGGAACATTAATAGCATAACAACTAAATAATTAAATTGGTGGGGGACACAAAATCCCCCACCTAAAATTCGGGGGATATTGAACTCGTGGCAACAACAAATAGAGATTTTAAGGTTAAGAATAATCTAGTAGTCCAGTCTGGACAGGTTACACTAGGTTCAGTACCCCTAGTATTTAATACAGATAATAATAAATTAAGAATTCAGGTTAATGGTCAATGGATTGATATATCAGACTCAAATGATATAGGATTCAATGATATTGGCTTGGTTATTGATTATAATGGTTCACCAATATATTCAGTTGGTGGAGACGGGGTAGTGACTGAGGCTACAAAATATGCCGATGGCGGTTCCCCAAGCAGTACATCATTTGCTCTTACGTTTGATTCAGGAGTCATTTCCTAGTAAAATAAGCAAGTGGTATAATTCTAATATAGGGGTATAAAATAAAATGGCAACAGTAAGAATTCAACTTAGACGAGGCGAGTACCAAGATTGGTATGACGCAAATCCACAATTAGCAGCAGGCGAACTTGCTATTGAAACAGACACAAATAGAATTAAGATTGGTGATGGCTCAACTAACTGGAGAGATCTAGATTATGCTATCGTCAATAATGATGGTACACCATTAACTACAGATGATTATGGCCAGCCAGACGGAGTGCCACAATTAGATGCCAGCGGCTACATTAAAGCTCAGAACTTGCCGCCACTTGCAAAAATTACAGTTCATTCTGTTGCAGACCAAGCAGCTCGTCTTGCCCTTACTGTTGAACCAGGCGATATTGCAATTCAGTCAGACAATGGAACATCATATGTGCTTCAATCAGCCCCTGCAAGCACAAATGCAAACTGGAAAGAGCTAACAGCAACTCAAGCAATTAATGACGCAGTAAATGCGGCAGTAACTGCTATGCTAGATGGAGCACCAGGTGCATTAAATACCTTAAATGAATTAGCAGCAGCAATTGGAGATGATCCTACGTTCTTTACAACTGTTGCAACAAATCTTTCAAATCACGAAAATGATTCAACTAACGTACACGGTATAGCAAATACAGCTGACCTTGCTACAAAAGCTTACGCAGATCAAGCAGAAGTAGATGCTAAGGCTTACACTGATGCTCGTGAGACAGCAATCACCACTGCTTATGAAGCTTACGCAGATCAGGCAGAAGGAGATGCTAAAGCTTACACTGATACTCGTGAAACAGCAATTACCACCGCTTATGAAGCTTACGCAGATCAAGCAGAAGTAGATGCTAAGGCTTACACTGATGCTCGTGAGTCAGCAATTACTACTGCATACGAAGCTTATGTTGCTGGTCGTGAAACAGCAATAACTAATGCTTATGAGGCTTACGCCGATCAGGCTGAGGTAGATGCTAAGGCATACGCTGACCAAAAGGTTGCAGATTTAGTAGATTCTTCACCAGCTGCATTAAATACTCTTAATGAGTTAGCAGCAGCCCTTGGAGACGACCCAAGTTTTGCGACTACTGTAAGCAGCAGCATTGGAACTAAGGTTTCTAAAGCTGGGGACACGATGACTGGAGCTTTAACACTAAGCGGCGATCCAGTAGGAGCTTTGCATGCCACCAATAAAGCATATGTAGATAATTTAATAGAAGGATATGGAAATACTGCATCATCTAATTTAACTGGACACAATAACACTATTTATAATGTTCACGGAATAGCAGATACTTCTCTTCTTGCAACAAAAGCCTATGCAGATAATGTTGGCACAGTTGCAGCAACAGAATTAAGCAATCACAGCGCAGACACAACTAGCGTACATGGTATTTCAAATACTGCAGATTTGGCAACCAAGTCTTATGCAGATAATGCTGCATCAGCAGCTCAATCTGCTGCAGAAACAACTGCTGGAACAGCTTTAACATCACATGCTGATGATACAACCAGCATACATGGTATAACAAATACAGCAAATCTTGTGTATACAGATGATGCTCGTTTGTCTGATACCAGAACTCCAACAGACAATACAGTTTCTACAGCAAAAATTGTTGATTTGGCTGTAACTACAGGAAAGATAAATGATTTATCTGTAACCAGCGATAAGCTTGCTGCAGGTTCTGTATCTACAGCAAAAATTGCAGACACTTCTGTAACAGTAGATAAACTTGCTGCAGATTCTGTAACTACTGTAAAAATTACAGATTTAAATGTTACAACAGCTAAAATTGCAAATGATGCGGTAACATCTGATAAAATTGCAGACTCAGCAGTTGCTGCAGCACAATTAGCATCTTCGGCAGTAGAAACTGCTAAGATTAATGACTTGGCTGTAACAACTGAAAAAATTAATGACGGAGCAGTAACTTCTGCAAAGATTGCAAATGGAACAATTGTAAATGCTGATATTAATGCTTCAGCAGAAATTGAACAGTCTAAGATTGCCAACCTGGTATCAGATCTTGGATCCAAGGCTCCTTCTGCTGGCCCAACATTTACTGGTACGGTAACACTTCCTGGCACCACAGCAATTGGAAATGTCAGCTCAACAGAAATTGGATATCTAGATGGAGTGACTTCTGGAATTCAGACACAGATTGACACTAAGCTTGCATCAGCAACAGCTGCTTCAACTTATGCACCAATCGCTTCTCCAACATTTACTGGTACGGTAGTACTTCCGTCCACAACATCTGTTGGAAATGTTAGCTCAACTGAACTAGGATATTTAGATGGAGTAACCTCAGCAGTACAAACACAGATTAATGCTAAGGCTGATTCTTCTACTGTAACATCTCATACTTCAGCAACAACATCAGTACATGGAATTTCTGATACATCACAATTAGCATATAAGAATGCTGCTAATCAAACATTTACTGGAAATCTAGAAGTTGACGGCAATATGACTGTTGACGGAAATCTAACAGTAAATGGTACAACATTTAATGCAAGCTCAACATCTATTGTTATTGAAGATAACATGGTTCAGCTTGCTCATCAAAATGCGGCAAATACTGTAGACCTTGGTCTTGTTGTAGCATATACAGACGGCACAGCAAAACACGCAGGTATTGTAAGAGACGTTTCTGATTCCAAGTGGAAGATTTTCAAGGATGTAGCAGATGAGCCAGCAACAACTGTAAATTTTGGACAAGGATCTCTAGACAATCTTGCAGTAAATAACGTTGAAGTTGCAGGCGTAGTATTTACTGATGGAACTCAGACAAAACAAGGAGTTCCTTCACTTACTACAATTGGTACAACAATTTCAGCAGCATACAATTTGTCAACTGGAGGACTCTCACTAAGAGATCAATTAATACCAGTATCTGGAACATATGTAATAACAGTACCAACAAATTCAACAACAGCCTACCCAGTAGGAACTTCAATTGATTTTTATCAATCTGCAGGAACAGGTGCAAGTTTTGCAGCCGCAGACGGTACAGTTTCAATTCTAGCTACACCAGGTTTAAAGTTAAGAACAACTTATTCATCGGCAACATTAACAAAAGTAGCAACAAATACTTGGTTGCTAGCTGGAGATTTGTCAGCCTAATAGAATTAATATAAAAGGAGAAGAAGATGGCATCAAGTAAAAGAAGAGGAAGAAAGTCTTCAGCTCAAGATAACTTCTTAGAGCCAAATGCTGTAACTGGATTATCTGCTTCCGATGTAGGAACAGGTAGACCATACGGAAATGGAGCCGCTTCTTTAAGCTGGTCTTTGCCAGCAGCATCTCCACCAGCAACTCTTTATACAATTACTACAACTCCTGCCTCATCAAGCCAAACAACCACTAATACATCTTATACATTTACTGGCTTATCTGCAGGTAGTTATACGTTTACTGTAGTTGCATCAAATAATGCTGGATCTTCTGCTTCTACAACAAGTTCATCTGTTTCAATTACTACGGTTCCTCAGTCTCCACAATCAGTTACTGCTACAGCTGGAATCAATCAAAATACAATTAGCTGGACTATTGGGGCAAACGGAGGAAAAGCAATAACTAAACACAATGTTACTGGTAGCGATGGATCTTCTTCAGGAGACTTGTCAGCCTCAGCAACATCAGTAGTAATTTCAGATACCGCAGGAACTTCGCAAACTTATACTGTTACCGCAACAAACGCTAATGGGCCTTCTGCTGGAGCAACAACTAGCAGCATAACAACTTTAGCTCCGTTCTTCCCACCATTCTTCCCACCGTTCTTCCCACCATTCTTCCCACCATTCTTCCCACCGTTTTTCCCGTTCTTCCCACCGTTCTTCCCACCATTCTTCCCACCGTTCTTCCCATTCTTTCCACCGTTCTTCCCATTCT